TCTATATCTAGGCATACATAATTCTCCACTTTAGATGGTAGGGTATGGGAAGATACGGGAGGCGTCAATGGGGATTTTTTTGAAAAATTTTTTGAGGGTGCCCATAAGGTCCCCAGATAGTGAAAACATTTTTCGAGGTGACTGTAGGTGGAAAACACTGTGTAGTTCTCCAGCCCGATAGACGTGGGGCCGAAAAAGGGTGCATACCCCTATAATCCCCGATTTCCCGTACAATTGTTCGGGTTGGCTAGGGTACCTTGGAAAAGCAAAAAGCCCGCACTAGGCGGGCCTCTGTGTTGTTGTGGGGTAGTGTTGACGCTATCGCGTCAACGTTTCCACACGGTTGTGCCACCATTCGAATAGATCATCTGACAACCCTGCCCAAATACTAGGGTTTCCAATGCGATGCTCTGGCAACAATGTCGCGCCTTGTGTTTGCGTCTCAAATATCGCCGGAATGCTATACGATGTGTGTGCCGTGCCGTCGCCATATGACGCGCCATTCGCTTGTTGCGTATTTGTGATTACGCCAGCGTCACCAATACGCGAACGTATCTCACTAACAGCGGCGCGGACACGTTGCTCACTACATCCGGTGGCGTCCATGATCTGTTGCGTCGTCGCGCCACCCGCGCCGCGCATCATAGTATATTGGACGCCAACGCGCGCGCCGCGACGGAATGGTTGTTCCGGTGTTGTGTGAACAATTGTTCGTGCGCCACCCTCAACACGCGCCGTGTTGGTATGGTCCACTAGGTTCAAAAGAAATTTCACCCAATTGATAATTTTGTCAGCCTCAATTGTGCCGCTTGCTTGGCGAAATTCAATTGTGCCGCGTGACCATGTTTCCAAGTTAACCGCGGTGAATTTTCCAAACGTCAATTCGCGAATGGTTGTTGCCGCGTCAACGCGTGCAAGGGATAGCGGTGAGCAATAGCGGTTGTTGGTGCGCGAACTTGGGAACATTGTGTCTACTGTTGATTGTTGGCGCGTGTAACGGTGTAGAATATCTTGAACCGCGATGAAATCCATAGGATCGGCATATGCGCCCGTGATATAACGTCCGGTTGTGGCGCGTGCTTGGATGCTATCGCCACAAAATCGGACAGCGTTTGTGCTATCGTTTAACGGCGCATTGCCGATATGGACGTGCAAACCGCATTTAGAATTAACGTCCGCGCCAACACTATCTAATGCGCGGCAAATTTTCTTGATATAGTCAAAAGCAAAATCGCAAGCGGCAAGCGGTGGCAATACGATTTCAGCGTCAACACCGGGTGTGCCGTCCGGTTTTACATCGCAACCGCGAATTTCAGCGTCATTAAATGCGCTTTTGATTGCCATTAAACTTGCGCCGCTTGTTTCGATTTCTATTCCAAAAGTATAAGTCATTGTTTTCATTACCTTTTTGCTAGATTGTAGGGCAAAGCTGTCGCCCTATACCTATTCTTAACCCATATTATCCCATAAAACAAGGGGAAATGTGGGATAAGGCGAACAATTGTTCCGGATAGTATTTCAGGCGCGGCGCGGCGCTATTCAATCGGCACAAAAAAACGCGCGACATTTAGAAGGAATGCGCGCGCGATCATGTATGTATGTATGTATATATGTATGTATGTATATATTTATGTATATATATAACCCCGAACCCCGAACCCCGAAGCCCGAACCCGAAAGCCCGAACCCCGAATCCCGATTAATTAGTAATGAGTCCACCCATAGTCATCGAACCTTGACCTATAGTCCGTCCCACTCTCCCGAATCGCGATGTGATCATATCCCGATTGCTTGAGCCCATCAAACCGAACATATCCCACGACCCATGATTTTGCCTCGTCGTAATTGTCTGACTCGTGCAATGTAATCCGATCAAATTCAGTCTCACACCCCAAAACTTGATACTTCATGCTGCATCCTCCTGCTCTAAAACTTCCATTGCGTGCTCAAGTGCTTCCTGATCGCTATCAATCCCGTAACAAGTGAAGCAATGGTAATCGACCCACTGCCCTCCGATTGGCGTTTGCAAGTTAAAGTTGCTGGTTCCGTTCCACTCAATGCGCAAGTGCTGCTCGTTGTGCTCTACTTCCCAATGTTTCATTGTTTCTCTCCTATACTGCTACGTTGCGACCACGGCGTTTGCCGTCTGGGTAGATGATAGTGACGCGAGGCTTCGCCCCTTCTTTCCAGTTTACAATCTGTTTACTGAGTTCGATTGTTTGGCGGATAGCGTCTTCCTTGGATTCGCTATTTGCGTGAGCGTGGTGGCAAGGGCCGATCTTGATTGATGTTTCGAACATTGTCTCTCTCCTGTTTACTAGAATACTCCCACATTATCCCACACCTATATAGATGTCAACAAGAAAAATTAAAAAAGATTCGCGCTATCCGGGTTAGCGCGATTCTCGGACAATTGTTCGGGTTAGCTAATCTAGCTAATCCGCCCGGAGTTCGCATCGACTCGCCCGGCAACGTGGGGATTGGGACGACCCGGAGACCCGGAACCCGAACCCGAACAATTAATCGGGTTATTATCCCCGGCGATCCCGAACCCGACCAAAAAGCCCGATTCGTAAGACCCCGAAAATAGCCCCGTACAGTAACCCGAACAAGTTTAAGCACCCCTAACCCGATTAAAACCGCTTCGGCGCTCTGGCGTGCGTTTCAGGGCCTCTCAGGCCCCGCCAAGGGCCGCGCCCACTGCGCAGCCCTCTATTCCGCCACATCTTCGCTATCGCAAGTTATGCTAATTTGTTCGGATTCTATGGGATTTTGTTCAGGTGTTACATCAATCATGCGATCTTTAGCGCGGGTCATAAATTCTTGGAGTTGTTCAACGATTTGATCACGGGTTAGGTTCTCAACGTTTTCGTGGGTAACGTGGCTACGAGCTACCATGAGTCCTGTTACTTTCAGGCGCAGTTCTTCTGCTTTAATTGCTGCTCCGAAGTTCCCTGCTTCCCATGCTTCGTCTCTGAGTCGCTGCATATCCCGAACAGATTTGGTTATTGTGACTCCGTACTTGCTTTCGAGTTCGGTTCTCATTTCTTCCATGCGTTCGCGCACGACTGGGTTATTGAGGAGTTGCACGGCTCGCACGTTTGGCGATTTGTAACCGGCTGCTCTTGCTGCTCCTGTCTGGGTCATATCTTTATGAATGTAGTTATCCAGAAACTTCTGTTGTTGTGGCTGCAATCTGCGTCCACCTTTTTCGATCTGCTCACCGACTTTTGGCATGTTTTATTCCGAACAATTTACTGGGTTATGATTTGGTATTTTGTTTAGGGTTTTTGATCTCATGGCTGACGTGTATTGCGACCCGTCTTGCGCCTGCCATTGTATCCTTGTTGCGTTACCGCCTCTCAGCTTATCCTTGTACTTGTGGACTTCGACGACAACGAAATGGGTTACGACCTTTTTCTTTCCTACTGTGATCAGATCGTAGAACATCTGGCCGACCTCTGGTTCCGAGTGCAGGTAGACCTTATACCTGCCTTTTGCGTCTCGCATGTATTTTGGAAAGTTCAACATCGTTCGACGATACCCCGACAGGCCCGACAGGTCAACACCATAACAACCCATTTCTTCCCATACTACAGATCCTCAACATCAGCCCCTTTTCATCCACATCAGAGAGGGGGCCTTTAAGCCCCTCTATATGTATATATAGAGCAGTCATCTTGACGCTAAGATGTATTTGATAACAAACAACAATCTACGTCAAAATCAACTCTTGACGCTGTTGACGTAAACCACTTAAACCGTTGATTTAATTCAACAATCTACGTCAACATCAACTACGTCAACTTTGACGCGGCTTTTTCTTGACGTAAATAATCGTTTATAATCAGTACATAACTTTTCTTATCTTTTCTGCTTGACTTGCCTATATGGTATGGTTATACATGGGACATCTAGTATAAAACGGAGTATATATATCATGGATGATTGGACAACACAGGAAAAGATTGAAGCCATTGAAGAGGTGATTGCTGATAGCAACGTAGAGCTTGCTTACGCGGAGGCTGATGGCTCTAATTTGGTTTATGAAATTCGTCAAGTTTTGGCTGAATCATATCGCCAGTTAACTGCACTTAAAGCGGAGACAGTATAATGACACAGTTTGAAAGCACAGCCAAGGGCCGCATTTTACGCGATTTGAGCGGCGACCTTATGGATAGCAACCACGCGACACGGCGGATGTTTCGCTGTTGGTTGGACGGTTCTTATCTTGGCGAGGATCACTACCGCGCTAATCTGGAATTCATCAAGGGCAATAGCCATGACCGCAAGGCCATGCGTTCTTTTATCATCAACGAGTTCTGTAAGTATTCGGCTCACGATGCGCAATGTTCTGCGGGTTACGCGCAAAATGTTATCGCCAAGGCTTTCCCTATCGAGGCTCTTGCGCTTCTCAATGACGCCTTGATTGACGAGGCTATTGAGTTTGGCGCAGAGCAAGCGGAGGCTGCGTAATGTTATATATGGCATATGGAATGAACACGAACAGGGACGCAATGAAAGTACGTTGCCCGAAGGCCAAGGCGTTGGGCGGGTTTTACCTGCCCGACACACGGTTGGTTTTTCGCGGTGTTGCTGACATTATGCCCGACGAGAACACGATCTGCCCTGTTGTGCTGTGGGAGATCACCGATGATTGCCTGCGTGCGTTGGATCGGCTTGAAGGTTATCCGACATTATACGGGCGGCGCAAGATGAACGGCGATTGGATCACTTACGAGATGAACGACAAAAGCCGAACAAGTCCGCCTAATGGTGGCTATTACAAGATGATTGATGATGGCTACAATGATTTTGGCTTGGACGATTACTGGCTGCGGCGTGCTTTAGCCGATGCTGAGGAGGAAGCAGCATGAAAATACCAAAAGAATTACAGTATGAAGGGGATTGGCCTTGGGTGACGTTTAAAAATACTTCAAAGCAGGGACTAGCTGTAAGCAAAGATGTTGGAGGGCTGACATTGGTTGCAACATGGGTAAGAACGGACAGTTTTACCAAGGAAACCGCGTGATGGATTGGGGAGATTGGGAGGATTGGTTAATTCACGGCGTTAGTTTTGCGCTTGTGGTGTTTTGGATTGCTGGCGTTTGTGCTGGCTGGTTTTAGGAGAATGACTATGGAGAAAAGAAGTTATAAGGCTTGGAGTGAGTACGACGACATTACGTTGGTTGATTTTCGTGACAAGGGTGTTGCCATTCGCATTATTGCGGGTGTTATGCAGCGCACGGAATCGTCGATCCACAACCGCATTGCATTTTTGAAGGTGGGTACTAAGAAGAAGATTAAGTTGCATTTGGAACCCGAACAGAAATTCCTTGATAAGTATATTAAGTGGGTTGATCGGATGGTATTTAGGCGCTAGGATTTAGGTGCGGACTGGGGAGTTCGCGGCCTCTTACTTGAGGGTTTTTTACTTTGAATTGAATCAGAATTAGGGCGGTTTTTCCGCCCTTTTTCGTGTTTGGAACCCGAACAAGTGTTTGACTTGACCCGCGCGATTTTGCGGGGTATTTTGATTTTGCAGCGGTTAGTCCTCAACCTGTACCGCCTGCACTGCTCGAACATCAACTCCCCCGCTTGGCTAGGTTTCGCACTGCAACGGCGGGGGTTTTTTTATGCGTTGTGGTTTTGGTGATCACGTAACCATACCAATCATCGTATGTCTAAGAATCCCGTTTCTTGTAACATACATGGTTTTGGGCGAGTTTCCCCCGATGACAAAACGGATTTAAATCCCGATTATAATCCGCCCCGAACATAATATTTCTTATTTAGTCCTTGACCCCCGACATAAGATTTGTTATGCAGGGTTATCTAGTAAACAATGGAGAGTTATCATGGGCTTAGATATGTATTTAACGGGCGACAAGTTCACGCCTACGCATGACAATAAGCACAAGCGTGCTTTAGTTGACGGCTACGAGGTTGAGAGCCAACGGCTTGCATTAGGCTACTGGAGCAAGAATTGGGCGTTGCACGATTTCATCTCAGAGAAGTACGGCGATGGCGAGAGCAAGGTTGAGCTTAAAGACGAGGAGTTGCTTGAGATTGCGGACGCTGTTGAGCAGGGGTTGCTGGTTGACCCCAATGACGGCGGTGACATGCCGCATTATCAGGAGGTTTATGCGTATCACAGAGAACCCGAACAGGTTGCTAATACGGTGAAGATTTTCCGAGATGCTCATGACTGGGTTAGTCGCAATGATGGTTTTTGGCGTGACGTTACATATTACGGGAGTTGGTGAATATGGCGTTAGAGAATCATCTGATTGATGAAGTAAGCCATACAAAAAACAAGGAGGGGTTGATCATAAGTTATTCATCATACCTTGTCTCTAATCAGCGTGGCGTAAGTCAGTTTTTTGAGGGTAAGAAGATTTGGTATTTGTCTCAGCAGGCCAAAAGGATTGGAATTATAACGCGAAAAGATTTCTTGAGCACAATGCAGATTTATTCTGAGGGTGACACTTACCATTACATTTATTCTTTTATGGGTAAGGATGGGAAATTTTTATACATTGGTCAGACGCAAGACTTTGATGTGAGGATGAGGCAGCACAAAAGAAAACACTGGTGGGGATCAGTTTTAGAAATACGGTTGGAGCGTTCTTCATCTAGGAAGGTTGCCATTAAAAGGGAGAAAGACCTTATCCAAAAACTCCGTCCTAAGCACAATAAGGAGTTTTTGAGCAACCCGAAAAAGCTGAAGAACGGGGATGTTCCCCCAGTTGTTAACGTAAAAATCGACTTAGAGAGGATTAGTGATGAGTAAGATTGGAAATTATGTGGTTGAGATGCAGGAGATGGTAAGCACCCGACCCTGTCCATATTGCAATGGTGATGGGCAGGTAGAGGTTGCTTTAGCTCCCGATTGCTTCCGCGAGGATGATTGCGAGAACTGCAACGGTTCTGGAGAAATTGTATTGGAGGATGAAGATGAGTGAGCGTGATATGGAACGTATGTTGGACGAGGTTTTTGAAAAAGTATTCGGGAGTAAATGGTAATGGAGAAACCGACTTTTCGTTACTTGCTTGACCGCTTGGGCGATGTGAAGACGCAATCTGATCTTGAGGATGTTAAGTATGAGATTGAGGGGTTTTTGCCCCTTGATCGCTTTGAGGAAACTCAGGATTTTGACGTTAACTCTGCAATTTTTAAGGTGAAGCGTGACTACGTTGAGCGTGCTTTGGTGAAGTCCGACACGTTATACGAGGCTTCGGACTTGCTTGGCTTAAAGAGTTATCAGGTTTTAGTTAACTGGATGAAGAAGCTAGGGATTAAGAAATGATCTTCTGGCATTTACTTGTGTTGACCTACACTGTTGAGGAGCACACGTTTGAGGCGATGATTGCGTTTAAAGACCAGTTAAGTTGCGCTGCGGCTATGGATAAGATTTATCCTGTGATTTATTCGGAATATCGTGATAGCATGGCGCAATGTATTAAGACTGAAGATGCGTCTGGTTATACGGTTAGGCCAAAACCGCGTCCGAAAGGTTTATAATGAGTTTAACTCCTGAGCGTGTGGAGAAAATTATTTCGGGTGTCTTGCAAGAGATACCCGATGACGACCTTTCTTTGTCTGACATGCGAAATTTAGTTGTCGAACTTTTATTCGGGTTAGGTTTGAATCCGAGAGATATGCCGTTATTTTTGATAATCTTGGTTGATGCGTATATGGGTGAGCGAATAGTTGATCAAATAAAGAAAGGGTGATATAACCCGAATAAGTTAAGTTTGGAGAGATGAAATGGCTACACCCTCACCTTTTGCCACCAGTTTTAGGCAAGACCTTTCTCCGATGCAGGGAAACCCTCAGTTTATGGGTGGGCTTGGCTCCATGCTTCAGCAGTACCGAGCGCAATTGGGCGGTGGACAGCCTCAGCCTCAGCCCGCACAGTCTCAACCCCAGCCCGCGATGAATCAAATGGGTGGAGCAAACGCTCTACGGGAAGGTTTTCGCGCAAGAATACCAGAGCAGTATCAAATACCAGAAATGCCGTCTGCGAATATCTCAATAGCGCAACAACAACCACGATCACGACCCACGACGTTTGG